ACAGACTGAGGAGCTTAACTCTTCACAAATTAAAGAAATTTTACTTTCTTTTTATAAAAGTATGGAACAATTTAAAAGATTATACCATAAAGAAATTATTAACCCTTTACAATTTCATATCATGCTTGATAGAATTTGTCAAGAAGCATTTGAAAACATTACAAGTATTGACTCTCTCTCTAACCATAGTGACACATATCCGTACGTTAATGATGACTTAGCTTTTGAGGTACAATCAGGTACCGGACTCGATTTAGTGCCAGTAGAATTAAATAATGAAGATACTGAGCAAAATGTAGCATTTATTGATACACCAAATGATGTTATAGTTTCTATACCTCATCCTATGCAATATACAAAACTTGATTGTTCTCAAAATGTTGATTTAGGTAATTTTCTACAACGTCCTGTACAAATCTTTCAACATGACTGGTCTATAGGAGCTTCTATTGATATGATTACCACAAACTTTAGACCTTGGCATCTATTTTTTAATAAACCCTCCATTAAACGTAAATTGGATAATTATTACTTATTGAGATGTAATCTACATCTCAAATTTGTAATAAATGCTTCGCCATTTTATTATGGAGCTGTTATAGCAGCGTACGAACCATTGATGCAATTTACACCTGCGCCAGTGGTTACCAATGCATCAAAAAATGAAAATGTATCTCTCTCTCAGAGACCACATGTTTATTTGTACCCCGCAAATTCTCAGGGTGGAGAAATTGTATTACCTTTCCTATATCATAAGAATTGGTTAGACGCTACATCTTCTGCGGATTTGACTAACATGGGTGAAATTGCTATGAGTAGTTTTGGAACCCTAAGAAATGCTAATGGTGTTGTGACCGATTCTGTGAGTATTGTAGTATATGCTTGGGCTGAAGATATCGAAATTTCTGGACCAACTATTGAATTGGCAGTTCAGAGTGATGAATATGAGGGTAAAGGAGTTATCTCTAAACCCGCATCAGCTATTGCAAGATCTACTAAAATGTTGAGTAAATTACCAATTATAGGACCTTTTGCGACAGCAACTTCATACGCTGCTGGTGCTGTTGCCGATATAGCATCTTTATTTGGATACACTAACGTTCCCGTTATTGATGATGTTAAAGCCTTTAGAAGTAAACCATATCCCAATATAGCATCCACAGATATTGGTACGCCAGTTGAGAAGTTAACTCTGGACGCAAAGAATGAATTGAGTATCGATCCTAAGATCTCAGGTGCTAATGTTTCTGATGAACTTATGATCAGCGATTTTGTTGGTAGGGAATCATTTTTCTTTGATGCACCATGGTCCAATTCAGATCCTATTGATCATTCATTATTCTTTACTAAAATAACTCCAAACATAATTGTTACTGCAGCGGGTGTCAATGAAACTTTACATTGGCCCACACCATGTGATCATGTCGCACGCTGTTTCAGATATTGGCGTGGGGATATGATATTCCGTTTTAAAATAATTTGCACTAAGTATCATAAAGGTAGAATTAGAGTGAATTGGGACCCTAAAGGTGGAATCGGAACAAATGGTGATTATACGACTGAAGTATATACCAAAATTATCGATATTAGTGCTGAGACTGATGTTGAATTCAGAATTCCATATACACAACAAACTGCATATTTGGAAACAGATCCTGCAGATATTAATCACTTTGCTTCTAGTAGTACCAGTATTACAGGTGTTGGTTCAACTGTTAATGGTATACTCACTCTTCGTGTGTTGAATGCCTTAACTTCACCTATTACTGCAGCTGATATATCCATATTATGTTTTGTAAGGGGTGCAGACAATCTAGAATTTGCTTGTCCTAAGGAATTACCATCAAATAGTTCATATTATAAAGTACAAAGTGAATCTTATGATCTTAAATTAGAGACTATTAATATGGGTGAAACACCATCTACGGTAGACGATAATGTTAATCTCATATATATGGGAGAAACTATACCTACATTACGTCAGCTTATGCGAAGAACATCAGCATATATGCGTATAGTTAATCAACAGGATTGGACAAATGCTTCACAGATGACACATAAAAATGTCATTGGTCGTAGTCCAATATATCCTGGATATGATCCTGCTGGTGTTCATGTTGCTGTAGGATTAACGTCACTTGTCAATGAATCTTATAACTGGGTTAATTGGTCTTACACAACATGGTTTTCACCCTGTTTTGTTGGTGCAAGAGGAGCTTATCACTATACTATCAACCCCTCATTTTCTAGAGATCTTGATACTGTTCGTGTGACTCGAACGTCTAAGACCCACAATGCAGCAACGTATTCCAGTTTCCAAACACGCACTTTAGATAGTGATTTATGGAGATTTACACAAGATTTTGGTTCCACTGCATTTCAACCAAATGGTTTGGAAGGTATGAGTATTACTAATCAAATATCGCAAGCCGGTTTAATGGTTTCAGTACCAATGTATAGTATATATAAATTCTTAGCAACATCTATAGGTTTTCGAACTGAAGGAAATAATTTAGACAATACTGATTTAGACTCTATTACTATTGATACGGTTATGCAAGTTGATATAGATAATGGTTCAAAAAATCAGTATAATGATTTATATATGAGTGTGGGTACAGATTTTAGTTTGGTATTTTTTCTTAATGTGCCTACTAGATATGAGTATAACTCCACACCAGTAGCTCCTACCTTTATCTAAATTGCGTCGTCGGAAGACATAAAATTTACTAGTGATAGTATAAATCTTTTTAAAAAGTGATGGTCGATGTCACTTCTCTTATTGTAGAGTTTTTATCCCGTATTGGGATCAAAGTTGTTTAATACTTAATTGTATTTGCTTCC